AGTTATACAATCGATGAACTGATTGCAGAGGTTGAAGAATATGATCAATCACTCCTAGAAACACCTACCATAAATGATTGATAAAAACGATATTCTGTGCCACTAGGATAAGTGTCACAAGATATGTTTTTGACCGCCCATCTGGTCTATTGTATTCACAAGTCAAACAACGAAACCAAATGTTCACTAACACCACCGAGACACAAACTTACAACGGTTGGGCAAATCGTGCCACCTGGAATGTTACTTTGTGGATGCAAAATGATGAGTTTCTTTATAACACTGCCAAGGCATGTGTGACATATTGTGAGACATGTGACACACCTTATGATGCATTTATTCGCTGCATGAATAACTGCCAACGTGAAGTAAATGGTGATGGATTCCGTTGGGATGATGAAACAATCAACCGCGACGAAGTGAACGAAATGATGCAAGATCTCTGATCACTAAGTAACACTAACTCAACCCCATTCATTATTATCATCATGCGTAAGATTGAAAAGCAAATGAACACCGCAATCCGTAATTGCGAAAACTTCAGTTCATCAAACACCCGTGTAATCTATTCACCTATTCGTAACGCTTCTGAAGTGTACTTGCATGGGAATCTGATTGCTATTGTCTCAAATGGTGTTCTTCAGATGTTTGATGGAGGTTGGCAAAGTAATACCACCAAGAGCAGACTCAATGCACTATGTGATGAGTTCGCCAAAACTGGTGAAGGAGTATTTCAGAAAGATTTCAAATGGTATGTTTCTAAATTCGTAGGATATGCCAATCAAAGTAGAGTCTACAATGCAGATGATTTCTCCAATGGTTATATCCTTGCATAATTACTAACTAACAATCAACCCCATTATTCTTTCAAGATCATGACACAATCAAGATACGTAATTGACTCCATTCAGTTTGATTGGGTAGATGGAGACTTCGAGTGTCCATTGTCATTTAGACAGGGGATAATCGATGCTGCTATGTGTACCGTATGGTATGCAGATAATGAGGAGGATGTAGTCAATCAGATCACTGAATCTGCTGCATTTTGTGTTAGTTCCGTCCAACTATATAAAGTGCCAAATAGGTTCTAAATTATGTTTTATTGATGTAAACGCGCAGCAGCACAGTTACTAACAATGAAACATCGTAAATCCACTGGAAATACTGATACTTTAGTCAATGATGAGGTGTATCATGCCCTACTAAATATGCACCCCGTTGACTATCGTTTATTCATGGAATATCGTGTTTCTAAGTGTAATCGTAAATGTTGAAATAAATCGTGTTATGTAAACTTATTCGTTCCTTATTGTGCGGAGTTACTGTTACCTTAGCGAGCACACAATGAACTCACAATTCTACCACGAATCTCCAAGAATTGCAACCCCTAAGTTCACAAACAGTCGAACAGTTAGTGACATTTAGACAGTCTACGAACTGGCACATTTCTGACAGTCACTGGGAGAAATCACTGCTATGATTCGGATAACAACCAAGGAGGAAACTAGGAGACACTGAGAGACACATAGTGGGCACACAGTAAGCATCAAGAACCTCACACCAATCGTGCCCACTATCTGACACAAACTGCCACGGACAGTTAGTATCACTCAGGGACAGTGATTCGGTGCCGGTTGTTGTGATCGCGGGGGGGCGTTGCCAAAAAAGTACCGTCTTTCTAAGCTATAAACGTTTCCAGACGACCTAGTGATATCAATATCAAAATTTTTTTCGGAGACCCCCAGAGGTCCCTTAGAAAAAATTCCGAGGGAAAAAAATTCCCCCCACCCCCAACCTTTCGAGGGGGGAGAAGTGTTCAACTATGCAGTCATATCAAGGGTAGAAGATTTCGACTAAATTGCCATTTTGAGTCAAGCGAAACTTCTTACCAGTTTGGATTGAACGACCTTTTGCCAAACTAGAAGCAGATGTCAAGTTGTGCTGCTCGCCATAGCGATGCCACTTGAAGAATTGATCTTGGTATTCAATGAGATATTTCATGGAGAAATTCCTTCTCAGAGTCGTAGGGAGTTGTTTGCCCAGTCCATAGTTGATAACCAACTGCTAGTTCTGGCAGTAACCATTCATGTACAGGTGCACAGTGCTCCCAGTTTGCTGGTTGTACACAGTTGACCACTACAACCTGAAAGAATGCTGTGAGGTGTATTAGGAAACTTTGCATGCCTGGGAGTAGTGGAGCGAATGATTGGGTCATGGGTGAGGTTCGGAACCCTCTTTATGCACGAAGGTGAGGGTATGAAATATAGTTATAAGGGTTATGAAAGATGTCTTTATAGACGTGTTCCATGATGAGTGCGATTCGCCGGTTCCCCTCTTTTGTAGGTGAGTGAAAGAATGGATCCACTAGACCCACAGTAACTGCATGATCTAACTGAGGATAGTCTTTACGATCTCTATAACAGAGGTGCCAGTCACCGTTTAGTTCATAATCGGTGGAGCAGACCCAAGTGAGTTCCTGTAGTAAACATTTACGAATCCCACGTGGACATGGGTGAATACAATCGTATAAGGAATCAAACCAATAGTTAGGTATGCCTTTTAGTTTGAAGTATTCATCCCAATGGGCGATTGCCATTTGGAGACAGGTTCTTTCCCATGCTGGGTCGATATAGTTATCGAAGTAATAGTCAAAGTCAATCTTATGAGATCTTATATGATCTTTGATATGTTCTGGGAAATATGGACTACAGGATTTACGAAAATCAGTCTTACTGGAGTATATACGTTTGAGATATATTGGTTGTACTTCCCAGATGACTCCTACGAGGTTATGAGGTCTCTGTAAGTATTCTGTTACTCTAAGGAATGCTTCTTCATTGGTTTGATCACTTTCGGCAATATAATCAACATGTAGGTTATGTTTTATTCCTAGTAGTTCCCCCCAATGAAGGTGGCGGCAGGAGTCTGGGTTATTATTGAGTTGTGACCATTCTTTTTTAGATTGACCATGAACATATCCGGCAGTTCTGCCTTCTGCCCATCTACCACCAATAACCAATAATGTATCAGAGATCGCCAAATTTATCCCTCATGTCTTCACGTTGTTTTTTGAGGGAGTCAAGTGCACCATCAAGAAACCCTCTACGATATTCCCATGTATCACCACCTGATTTACCTCTAGATGCATTGATGCATTTGCCGTAGTCTGGATCATCTGTTTGAATATTATTACAGACTAAACCAGCGAGATCTATATCTTTACCCGGTTTACCAGTACCCTGCCAGTAGAGTTGACCCTCCATCCAGGTAGCACCACATTTCTCACATTTTCTCATGGGGAGAACAGCAGTTGATCGAATTATTTAGATTCTAGCAATCAAAGTCCGTGTGTGCAATAATATACTCAGCAATAGTCTTATGCTGCAGTGCATTTGGATGACCTTGACCTGGTGTCTGGATAATCTTCAGGATATCCTTATAGATGCAATGCATCGTAGAGTCATCCATTAGGTTACGCCAATAACCAAGATCTGCTAGTGGATCGCAATCATTGAACAGTACAATGTAAGGAACATTGTGTACCTTAGCAAACTGTTCAAATAACAATAAGTTCTTATACAGATTCTCCCCACCATGTGTCTTATTCCACACCCAACGGTAGTAGGAAGACATTGCTAGGGAGTGTGGGACTTTCTTCTTGTTACCAGAGCGAAAGTTGAAGTTAGAGTTATCTTGACGGAAGCGATAGGGGCAGAATAGATGTGGACCATCTTCTGCATAGTATTCAATGCGGGTAGGCACTGTGAGTTGCAAGACCGTAGGTTGAACACCATTAGTCTTGATCTCATGCAGTGCCCTATTTACGATGAAGTCATTAGATGCACCACATTGGGATAGATCTGTAACTTCAGTCTTATAATGTTTAGAGACATGATGGATGAATCGCTCAGTCAGGCGATTCCTCAGTTCATCACCCCATGTATAAGAACAACCCGCAAAGATCATGCCGAAAGATCAATCATTTTCTGTATGTATGTCCTAGCTTTCTGTAAGTCTGAGAGACGAGATTCGCCTACTTTCTTACCTGCTCGACTGACATATTTTACCACATTTCCAGCAAAGAAGTCAAGACCTTGATCTGCAACAAAGTCCCATACTTCAATCTTACCGGTATTGTAGTGCTCGGGATGACTGTAATTAGCACTCTTGGGTTGAGGACGCTTTTCAGGAATACTCATATCAAATGAAATAACATCTGCACCCTCAGCACCGAAGATTATTCCATCCATAGGAACAGGTTGTGCTGCACCAAATGACTCACCTGTACCAATAGTGATGGAGTCAGTTACTTTTTCTTCTTTCATCTTGTTTCTTGAAGTTACGAAATCAAGAGGTAGTCCAAACTCATCGTCTGCGTGAATTTCGGCCATAAGAATGTTATACTCCCTTATAGTTAGTATAACAGTTATTCACTGCTGCGTCAAGGATGTCAGCGATTTGCTTATGTCCTTCTAGAGTTGGATGGAAGGAGTATGGGTTGACTATCTTCCTCTTTTTCAGATGTGAAATACGATCACAGTCTGCTTTCCAGTCAGAAAAGTGATACTTATCATCCTTTGGATTCCATCCATTATGATATGCCAATTGACTTAGTAAGTCATTATTGCAAGGATAAGGTAGTTTCACAAAGTTTCGGAAAGCATCTTTTTTGCGCCAATCAATTCCAGGGTAATTCAACGTATGAAACCATAGTTGAGGAACACCAAGCAACTCAAAATAGTGCCGCCAATGACATATTTCACGGATCATGTGGTTTAGTTGAACTTTTTCATCGAAGTGTTGACGAAAGTATTCTTTTGGTCCAACCCAATCAGGACCATGTAAGTTTGCTTTTGATCTTTGTGTTGGTTGAAATGACGAAAACCCTTTCGAGTGATTGAAAAACAACTCCATTCTGTAGATAGAAGTTATTCCCCACAGGACAATAGTATCATCTAAAGTATTTTTCCGTAAGTATGTTAGCACTCTACGGAACATCGAACCATTAGATGCACCACCCTTACCCAGATTGACATTTTCAAAACCATACTTCTTTGAGAGAATAGTTCTGAAAGAGTATTTTGCCATCAACTCTCGGTTATGTGAAACATCGCTATACAATTGGGATGTCTTATGAACGTTCGGAACGTACATAGCCCCGACACCTTCCATCCAACTGCACCCCAAAGTCAGTAACTTAGTCATCGTAATTACTCACTTGGTATGATTTATGCCACAAAGTTTTGTATAAACTGGGATTTGGGTTGTTACTTTTGTGTCTATTATAATACTTTTCAAAGATTGGGTCAAGGATCTCCGCAATTTGCTCATGACCCTGGCGTGTTGGGTGGAAAGAGTATGGATTTACAACTCCCTTTTGCTCTAATAGTTTTATTCTATCACAATCTGCTCTCCAATCTGAAGAATGATACTTGTCATCTACTGGATCCCACCCATTCTTGTATGCTAATTGACTAAGTAAATCCTTATTGCAAGGGTAGGGCATCTCACAAAATGGTTTATGGAGTGAGTGTCCTCTGTATTCTGCGTAAGTTATAGTATTCAAAGTGTCAAACCACATCTGTTCACAACCTGCTAACTCAAAATGTTTCTGCCAATGGCAAATATCTGATGTCAACAGGGATATTGCCATCTCCTCATCAAAGTGTAAATTGAAATGTTCCTTAGGGCCGCACCAATTGCTGCGACCAGTCTTACGTAAATCTACTTTTTGGTTAGGTTGGAACGAATGATGTTTCTTAGTATCGGTAAAATACATTTCATCACGATAGATTGACGTGATTCCCCACATGACAATAGTGTCATTCAGGTCATTAGCAAGCAAATACCTCTTTAGTTTACGTGCTTGAGAGTTATTTGCTGCTCCACCTGCACTAATATCAACATGATCTAGTTTATATTTCTTGCACAACAACGTCGTAAAAGAATATTTGCGTTGTTCGTTGTCAAAACTAAACTTACGATACTCATCTCTTGTGTATTTTTTGGTGTTGTCGTAGGAAGCACCGATTCCCTTTACCCAACTACACCCTAATGTTAGCAATCTCGTCATAAATTTTGTCAGCGAACCAGGCGTGGCAGGATTTTGTTGGATGATATGAGTATGGATTTAGATCACCTTGCTTTACGAGGTAGGGAACTCTGCTGGAATCGCTGTCAGCGAACTGTGAAACGTGATATCCGTCTGCTTTAGGAGCATAACCACGGTCTGCACATCTCAATGATAGTAAATCCCGCTGAGGTTTGTCATCAAAAAGCATATTAGGACTCTTATAGTCATAATTGTGGTGGTTGAAAGTATCCAACCAGTAGTTTTTGATCCCAGCAAGAGCAAAAAACTTGTCCCAGAACCTTATTTGTTGCGATAAGAGGATAACTTTTTGCTCATGATTGTAGTGATGGGTTATATGTTCCTTGACATTGAATTGTGCACGCTCTTTCATAGCGTCTTTACCCCATCCATTACCAAATAGAACGTTTACATAGTCCTGTTTTGAGTTATACCACACTTCTGTGCGTGGTGTAACTGTCAATGCCCATATGACAGTGGTATTTTGACACTTCTGTTTCGACAAATCTCCAAAATATTTCGTCGCCATACGGAATTGCCTCTCATTTGAGGATCCCATTACCGCAAAATTCTTATTTTCCATCCCCCAACGTTCAGCAAGGATGCTTCTCCATGCATATTCTCTGGATACTTCTTTATCGGTCATCTTACCGCTCTTGCGATAATCTATTTCAGTCATCCCTTCTTCGTAATGGAGACCAACTCCAAACGTCCAAGAGCATCCAAAGGTAACTAGCGTCATTCTGTGATATAACGAGGAGGTAGTAATCGTGGTATCCTGCCGTATTTATCGCGACATAGTTTGGCGAATATGGTCAAAGTCATTACGGTGACTTGGTAGCACTCTATTTTCCCCATGAATCAGGCAACTCATCGAAAACAACCTTCCAATCCTTATAGAAGCGACCCATATACATTCCAGCAACGTTGATATCCTCTTCATCAAGGTCTTCAATGTCACTTGACCACTGATCTTTGAGGTAATCGTACTCAGGTGCATTACTTCCCATGTCTGGGACATAACAATTATGATGAATTTTGGTAATTTTGTAATTTAGGAAGTTAGAAAGACGCTCTAACTCTTCTTTTTCCTTATCTGGGTTCCAAAAATCTTCCATAACCATGGGATAAACGTTTTCTTTCCCAAATGCATCGCAAAATTTCAGGTAACCATCGGTATAATCGCAGTGATACGGCAAACGATCCTTTTTTAGGTTCCAGAAAAAGAGTTTTTTGTGCTTTTTTCTGGCAGCATAACGAGAAGCGACAAAATCGCCTCCAAATGCGTCCATAATTTCGAGTTCTCGCTGACAGACACTGCCAACTTCGGAAAAATAGCGCCGAACCGGGTCCCGGAACTGCATTGTGACCTTTACGTTGAAGTGATCACGAAGTTTTGGAGCAATTCCCAACAAAAATTCCCTGTCAAGACTAAAATTGGCGTTCGAGAAGTCGCAAACTGCCGCATATGTCTCTTTGACGTTTTCATAGTGACCTAAAAAGTATTCAATATACCCATCAATGTGTTTTGGAGTCTTTTGGAGAATCTCAGTTGACGTATTTTCGATAAAAAGGTTACTTCGAGACAAATATTTCCCAAAAGGATGCGTGGGTGGTCGTTTACCACCGTTGTATTGCGTACCTTCCCACAAGGTATCGAACATCCTCCAAGCGGATGGGGTATTTTGTTGCAAGCAGTTGAGGTACCAGTTCTCTTTCTTATGCCCCATGTGGGCATACTGGTTCTCCATCGTCACTGTGTAATGAAATGGACTGGTAGCAGACCAACCTGTACCAGGGTTCAAAAGCAGAGTGGGCTTCATGGTAAACTATATACGTCAGGGGGGAATTTTTATGCCTTACGATGTCTATCTAGACAAGAAAATGATCTTTGAATCTATTTCAAAGGAACAAGCAGAAGAGATTCGCACTACCATGCAAAGAATGATCATGGCAGGAATCAATACTACTTATAAGGTCGAAGACATCAGAATTGAACCATGTGAATAATGAAACCCACGTTATTTTTGAACGTAGGAACGGGATGGTCCGGTACTACTCCATTATACTACACTTTGGGGTGGTATAACAAGTATTGTCATGCAGGTCACCGCAAAGAGAAGGGATATTTGTGGTTGCTTCAATTGCAGGAAGATAAAAACACTTTTGAGAGAGTAAAATTCTACAAGAAGTTTTTTGGACCGTCAAGGAAGTCAATAACAACGAGAAAACCAAAAATTTTCACTCACGAATCTCCTTATGTTGCTGGAAAGTGGTCTGAGGAAGAAATTGAGTATTTTTGGGGTCCTCCGTTTGAATTGAAGAAATACGTTCAATATTATCTCAAGCATTGGGATAATATCAAGGATGATTATAAGGCAGTTGCTGATTTTAGCAATCCTAATGGATATTGCTCTCCAGAATATCTACAATTCTTGGCATTTCACTTACAGAGTTATTTTGACGTAAAAATCCACATTATTTTTCGAGATCCTCTCCGTAGACTCTGGTCTTGTCGTCAGGCACAGAAAAGAGACAAACCTGTCGAGCATTTTTTGAAGTGTGGCATGGATTTTGACTATGTGGACATGTATATCAAATGGGCAGCTGCTTTTGGAGAGGATGCCGTCCATATTACGATCATGGAAGATTTTTGGGCAGGTGATACTGCTCCACTTTCTGATTTTATCGGTATGGAGATTGGAGATGTTCATCCAAACGCATATGTTCCAGATTTAGGTCCCTGTGCTCCACATATCCAATATTTGAATGACCAGTGGGAGTCTGATGTCATGCATCTACCAGATCATGCCCGTGAGAAGGCAGGAATCTTTTTAGAACCATGTTATGAGCATTGGAAGCAGTATTTTGGGCACTTGCCAGAATCCTGGAGAAAGTGATAACATACATAGTCTGCTGTCGAGGTAATTATGCTCCGTCTTTGGTATTGGATCAAAGGTGAATACAATCTCTGGAAAATTCGCAAAATGGATCCGTTCATTTATGAGGTTGATGATATGGAGGAGGATCTAGATGACGACGAAACAGAAGAGGTAGAATGATTGGTTTTTCTGAAGGATTTCATGACGCTGGATTAGCAGTTGTTCATGAAAACAAGATTATCTTTGCTGCACACAGCGAAAGATATTCTAAGAAAAAACATGACAAGAAATTGTGCGGTGAACTTGCGTTTTACGGCAATTATCTCAATCCAAATGCTGACGTAGTTGCTTTTTACGAGAAGCAGTTCCCGAAACGTGTTCGGCAATTTTTTGCTGGACAAAAACACTGGCGTAGGCGGCGACATCTAGCATTACGCCCAACTATTAGTTTTCCTCACCACCAATCGCATGCTGCGGCAGCATTTCAGACTTCATGCTTTGAAGAAGCAGCATGTGTCGTTGTAGATAGTATTGGTGAGTGGGATTGCAGTTCTGTATGGACTGCAAAGATGGAAGATGGTAAAGCAGTCTATAAAAAGGTCTGGTCTCAGGCATATCCCAAGTCTATTGGTCTTTGGTACTCTGCATTGACAGGATGGGCAGGTCTTCGCCCTTTAGATGAGGAATACATCTTCATGGGTATGGCAGCATTCGGAAAACCGAAGCATATCGATGAAGTTCGCCAACTTCTGTCACAAAACAACCATCGTGGTTGTCAACTTGACATTGAGAGCAAAGAAGACGTTGCTGCTAGTGCACAGGTTGTTCTGGAGACAGAATTGCATGCTATTTTTGATATAGCAATGCAGTACAGCAATAATATTTGTTATGGGGGTGGAGTTGCCCTAAATTGCGTTGCCAACACCAAACTCCGGGATAAGTGCAATCTATGGATCATGCCTAATCCAGGAGATGCCGGTGGGGCACTTGGTGCTGCCTTATTGGCGTCTGGTAAGAAGGTTGAGTTCACTCCTTATACTGGTCACAGTATTTCTCGTAAAATCGACCCCAAAGAGGTTGTAGACGTTCTTTTGAGGGATGGTATCTGTGGTGTTGCAAATGGCAAGGCAGAATATGGTCCTCGTGCCCTAGGCAACAGATCTTTGCTTGCAGACCCCCGAACCTTTGCAAATAAGGATCGAGTCAACGAAATCAAGAAGAGGCAGAAGTTCAGACCGTTTGCTCCGGCAATTCTGGAGGAATCTTGCCAAGATTACTTCTGGATGCCAGAACATTCCCGGTACATGTCTTATGTCTATCAATGTAAGCGTCCAGACGACATTCCTGCCTGCGTACACGTCGATAATAGTGCAAGAGTGCAAACGGTACCGGAAACCAGTCCATCGGTCTTCAGGGCGATTCTAGAGGCGTGGGAAGAGCGCACAGGTTGCCCAGTGCTACTAAATACATCACTGAACATTCGTGGCATGCCAATGGTCAACGAATGGTCTGATGCATTAGATTTTTCAAACAAGTATAACGTGACTGTATTATGAAAATCCTATTCTCCGGAGATTCCTTCTGCGAAGGCACCGAATTAGACGGTCTGGAGCATAGTCTTGAACTTAGAGACAAACTGAGGTACTCAAACGTAGTCAGTGAGTATGTCAATGACTTATATGGGTTGAATGTTACTTTTGACAATATTGGATACTCTGGTTACTCAAATGATCAGATTACCCGTGATACAGTCACTTGGTGTGAGAATAATGAAGCAGATCTCGTAGTTGTCGAGTTTTCTCATCCCCAGAGGTGGGCGTTCTATAGTGAAGAGCATGAACGCTGGTATAGCATGGATCAGTACGAACATTTCCATGGTTGTCACCCAGATCACAAAGTAATTGGGATTTGTGAGTGGTGGGATAAGAATGTCAAGTCCCGGACCCAGTATATTGAAAATTTCTTCAAAAATGTGTTTCTTCTTGAAAGTTACTTTGAGAAGAAGGGTATTCCTTATATCTTCTTGCAATTAGAGGAATGGACTGACACAGAACTCAAGTATTGTGTCAGTCCATGGATGGAGTTAGTCAAGAACCGCGATATCAAAGGTGTTACTCCATCTCAAGAAGAATTCGTTCCTAGGGACTACCATCCCGGAGAAACTAATGCTATCTGCCCATCATGGTGGATGAATGAAGAAGAATTGATTAGAGAGTACAGAACTCTTGATTTGCGGGATCGTAAGACTGAATTTGCCACTGGTGATGAGGAAGACACTCACAGGTGGTTAGGGGGATGGCATCCTAGTGCAAATGGTCATATTGCTATCGCAAAATGGATTCTAAGTCAAATGATTGAACATCCAGGACTCAAGCACTTTTTTCCTAAGTGATGAAGAAAGAAGACCTTCTAAGTGACATAAAAAATAATTCTTTTTGTTCTTATCCATTTACCAACATTCGTAATGGAATGTCGCATGGTTATACACCATGCTGTTGGATGCAAACTCAACAATTAGTCGGTCCTGCTAATACGACACCATTTGATTATTATGATGGTCCTGAGGCGAAAGAATTGCGTCGTGCAATGCTCGCTGGTGAAATGTCAGAATATGTCAAAGCAATGTGTCAAAGATGTTTCTATAAGGAGAAACACTTTGGTACATCACCTCGTTTGATGAATGAGTTGTATGATCCCAAAATTTTAGATCATTATGCCGAAGATGGGAGTTATACGGGCACTGCAAGAAATCTGAACCTAGAATTGAATTTTTATGGTAATACTTGTAACTTAGAATGCTATGGTTGCCATTCTGGAGATTCTACGACTAGAGACAGACGTTTAGAGCAATTAGCAGATCTTGATAAGAGATATCCGAGAACTAATAAGTTTCCAGATACAGATCTCCTAAAAATTGATCAAGCTCAATTTAGTGACATTATAAGTGACATTTTAGATAATGCAGATCGTATCAAGTCAATATCTTTCTGTGGTGGAGAACCGATGCTAATGAAATCCCATTTTAGGGTTTTAGATGCTCTTGCTGGTTCTGGTAAGTCAAGGTCTATTAGTTTGTCGTATGTATCGAATATGACGATATTTACTTTGAAGCAGATGCAAAAATATCTTGATAGATTCAATTATACCCACATTCAGTGGAGTTGTGATGGTTTGGGTGATAGGAACTATTATTTGCGATATCCAACTAATTGGGAGCAGACCTTGAGTCATGTGGACGAAATACGCGAGTATTTCCTTAGGACTGGTAAGGGGTCAATTGCAGGAACATATACTCCATCTGTTTTGTCTGTTTACAAGATCAAGGAAGTATTTGAGTTTTTTGAAAAACGTGGTCTCAAAAAACGTCCATTTCAGATCTATAACAACCTAGAAAACCCAGATTACCTCAGGGTCAATAATTTGCCCCATCCCATCAAAGAAGAGATCTATGATGATGTGAAAAGTGTAGATGAGTCTGTTGCTAAGCAGATGATGCAAAGTCCAATAACAAATGGATGGATAAAGGCGAAAAAGTATTTTGATGACCTTGACAGTCTAAGAAATACCAATTGGAGACAGACTTTTCCCGAACTTGCGGGGTACTAAATAATATGGTATTATGCCTGCAGGCATGATGCCTTATTACAAATTGACCTACATGTATGGCTAAAGGTTTCAAGGTGGTGACGACTCCGCCTGAAGGTGAACAGACACAAAAGTCGGACGAATTTTCAATTGAAGCCGCAAGAGAGATGGTAAAGGGTAAGACCTTTGTCTTCTGCCTTCCTGGTCGCGGTGTATCATATATCTTCCTCAAGAACTTTGTACAACTCTGTTTTGAGATTGTGCAGCAGGGAGGTGCTATTCAAATCTCCCAAGACTACTCGTCAATGGTCAACTTTGCCCGTTGTAAGTGCTTGGGTGCAAATGTTCTCCAAGGTCCAGATCAAAAACCTTGGCAGGGCAAACTGCAATATGACTACCAACTGTGGATTGACAGTGATATTGTTTTTGGTCTTGAGCAGTTCTATCGTATCCTTTGGATGGACAGAGACCTTGCTGCTGGTTGGTATGTGACTGAAGATGGCAATACCACTTCTGTTGCACACTGGTTGGAAGAAGATGACTTCAAGAACAATGGTGGTGTGATGAACCACGAGATGCTTGATGGTATTCAGAAGCGTCGCAAACCATTTACTGTTGACTACACCGGTTTCGGTTGGTTGTTGATCAAGTATGGTGTGTTTGAACACGAGATGATGAAGTACCCCTGGTTTGCACCACAAATGCAGGTCTTTGAGTCTGGTGAAGTCCAAGACATGTGTGGAGAGGACGTTTCATTCTGCCTTGATGCTAAGAAAGCAGGGTTCGAGATCTGGTGTGATCCTAAGTGTCGAGTTGGACACGAGAAGACTAGAATCATTTGATTTTATAGATATATCAAATGAATACGCTAGATATGGACAGATACGATATATTCGTGGAAGGTCATCTAATTCACCACAATATAGATGAAGAGGAGATGGAAGAATATACTCAAGATCTAGCGGATGAGTTCTATCAGACAGGAACACCGCATCCAGAGAGTGTAGATGTCGTGTATGTCGGTCGAGATGAAGACTAATACTAGGGGGATCATTGATCCCCCTTTTTCATGCTCTAAATAAATACATCACGAAATACTAGGTCGCGCAGTGCCTCTTCAGAGAACATCGCTGCCATTCAAGGACATTTCACTGTCTTTCAAACGGCATCCAGTTACTAATGATATCATTCCTCTGAAGAATGAAGACGCTATCAAGCGATCTGTACAAAACCTGGTACGTATCCAACTAGGCGAAGTTTTCTTCAATAACCTACTGGGAACTAGGATTACGGGAGCTCTTTTTGAACTAGCGGACGGCGATTTTGTCGATCCAATCAAAACTGAGATTGAAACAACAATTACTAACTTTGAACCTAGAGTGAAATTGACTCGGGTTGATGTTATTTCTGAACCAGACGCAAACAGTCTTGAGGTGACAATTTCTTACGATATTGTTGGACAAAACGCCCCATCTCAAAGTGTATCATTCATCCTTGAACCTACTAGGCTATAATGGCACTAACACAATTTACAAATCTAAACTTTGAGGACATCAAGACCTCAATCAAAGATTATCTGAGGGAGAACTCAAACTTCACAGATATGGACTTTGAGGGGTCTAACCTCTCAATGCTAATCAATCTGTTAGCGTATAATTCATATAGCACCGCCTACAACACCAATATGGCGGTGAATGAGACATTCATCGACTCCGCTACGCTGAGGGAAAATGTTGTATCTCTTGCTCGTAATATTGGTTATGTACCTCGCTCTGTCCGGGCGGCGCGTGCGGTCGTAGATATTTCTATTTCCCATCTTCCAAGTACCACTGAGACAGTCAGTATCTCTCCTGGAGTCATTGCTAACGGCACTGTCTCTGATGTAAATTATATCTTCTCCGTACCAGAAACTGTTACCTTCCCTGCTAATGACACTGAGGCAGGTGCTTCGGTTGAAATTTTTCAAGGTCAATATCTTGAAAACTCATTTACTGTAAACGACTCAATTCCTAATCAGCGATTTATTCTCCCTAATAATGGTATTGATACATCAACGATTACAGTAAAGGTAAGGAATAGTTCATCCGATAACACTGTAACTGAATATAGTCTAGTTGAAAGTATCATCGGTATTACTTCAACATCTAACATTTACCTGCTACAAGAAACTACCGACGAGAAATATGAAATTCTTTTCGGTGACAATGTTTTCGGCAAAAAACTTCAGTCAGGTAATATAGTTACCGTTGGTTATATCAAGACCAATGGTAGGGCAGGAAATGGTGTTCGATTCTTCAATTTTGTCGGCACTCTAAAAGATCAGGATGGTTTGACTGAGAGTGGGTTTAGTGCCAATCTGTTTACTGACACACCCTCTCAGAATGGCGACAGTATTGAGTCTTTGGAGAGTGTCAAGTATTATGCACCCCGCATGTATGCCGCCCAGAACCGCGCTGTGACGGCAAATGACTATGAGGCAATCTTACCCTCCATTTATCCAAACATCGAGTCTGTGTCCGCCTACGGGGGTGAGGAGTTGAATCCTCCCCAGTATGGTCGAGTCTTCATTGCTGCTAAACCAAAGAATGGTTTCTTCTTGTCAGATTTGACAAAGAAGCAACTTCTAGTATCTCTGCGGGATTACTCAATCGCAGGTATTCTCCCATCCTTTGTAGATCTTAGTTTCCTGTTTGTTGAGATTGATACCTATGTCTACTACAACAGCAACTTTATTGGGGATGTTGATAATCTGAAGACAAACGTTATCAGTGCCTTGACCCTTTACGGTGGAGGGCGTGAAATCAATCGTTTCAGTGGTAGATTCAAGTACAGTGGCATCCAATCAACCATTGATGGTGTAGATACTTCTATTACTTCCAATATTACTCTCGTCAGGATGCGTCGTAACCTGGTTGCAAAAATCAACCAGTTTGCACAATATGAAATTTGTTTCCTAAATCCTTTCTATTGCAACAAAGGTTCTTACAATATCCAATCAACTGGATTCAACGTATCTGGTGTGGTGGGAACATGTTACTTCTCTGATAATAAGATTGATGAGACTCAAGGTGATCTGTTCTTGTTCCAAATCCTTGATGACGACAGAGTTCAAGTAATCAACTCTAAATTCGGTCGTATTGATTATATGAAGGGTGAGGTTATTTTGGAGACAATCAATATTACCTCTACCCTCGAACCCGACAATGTTATTGAAATTGAGGCAATTCCTCAGTCTAATGATATTCTTGCCAAGAATGAGATGTATCTCTCGTTTGATGTGGCAAAGAGTAATGTCTTCATGCGTGTAGACAGTATTGCAACAGGCAATAACAGTTCTGGTTCTAGGTTCATCTCACAATCTAGTTACTTCCCTGATAAGAGGGTTCGTGGAACCATTATAACTACTACTGCCGGTTCTACACTTATTGGTTATGTCAATGGTGAAAAATACTTTGGCGCATTCCACGTTATGGCGGATGGGACTAAGATGACCGGTTCTTCTCACAGTCCTAACAGTAAGTTGATTACGTCTACCCCCATCGTGACTACTAAAACAGTTACGAGTGTGTCAGCTACTACATCATCCACTACATCATCAAGTTCATATTCAGCACCACAATCTAGCGGATACTAATACAAGTGATTGAGACTTCTCTTACCCGAGTAAAAATTCATGAGGTAGTCGAAAGTCAGATTCCTGAATCGATTGATACAGAGAATCCGCTTTTTGGCGAATTCATGAAGCAGTATTACCTCTCCCAAGAGTATCAAGGGGGACCGGTTGATATTGCTGAGAATCTGGTAGAGTATAAAAGTCTTGACGTACTGAGCAATAATAACCTGACCGGGTTTACCACGGTTACTGAATATGTTGAGGGTTATCATGACACGATTTACGTGGGGTCAACCAAAGGGTGGCCTGGATCGTGGGGTCTGCTGAAGATTGATAATGAGATAATCACATACACTGGTATTGGAACAACTTCATTTACTGGATGTAAGCGTGGTTTCAGTGGAATTGAAAATAACCATAAAACTAATCAACCTGAATATCTAACTTTCACTAGCACTGGGATTTCTACCCATGGTCTTGGTGCTAAGGTTCAAAACCTTAGTAATAGATTCTTACATTCCTTCCTCAAGAAACTCAAGAAGCAGGTTCTGCCTGGATTCTCTGAACGTCCTTTGAATGAGAAGGTCAATCAGAATAATTTTATTCGCCAAGCAAAAGATTTCTATAGAACGAAAGGCACTGAAGAATCTTTCAAAATCCTCTTTGGTGCCTTGTATGGTGAAGAGGTTGAGATGCTTCAACCTGCTCGTTATATGATTCGTCCGTCTGCTGCGGACTATTTGACGAATGATGTGCTGCTCGCTAAAGGCAAAAGTGGCGATGCACTAAAAATTGAAGGACAAACTATCAGTCAAGGTGATGGAACTTCTGCTTCTGTATACGCTGTTGAATCTTCTATCGTTGGAGTCACTACTTACTACAAAATCTCCCTTTCCAAGGGTACAACACTTGGAACTTTCAACCAGATAAACAAGACCTATGTGACCCGTGAGATCCCTTCCGGCGCAACGGTTCTCGACGTTGATTCTACGGTTGGTTTTGATACATCAGGATTCTTCTCCCTAGAAGGGCAGGTTTATCCATATACCAATAGCAACTACACTCAATTTATTGGGATCAATTCTACTACCTCACAGATTGCTATTGGTGCGACTGTTACTGCGGGATTGACTGCACTCTCCTATGAGAATGGAGACCTCTCCCTGCCAGTAGAGGTGGAGATTGTTGGTATTCTTGCATCTTACAGTGGATACTCTGAAAACCAACAGCGTCAAAGTATTATCAATGTCAAGCAAATTGGTAATAATGAGACTGACCTGAGGTTTGCTACTTGGATCCAAAACTCTGCATCTAAGCATACTCTTCTGGGATGGAAGAGTCTTGGACAGGGTAAGTATCAGTTAGATTTTAGTAGGACCCATGACTACTATAAAAGTGATACTCTAGACGTTGTAGATCCAGATAATAATGTTCAAACTGCCACAATCTCAACTATCCTGAGTGATAGTTCTGTGGTTGTCACTACGACAACACTAGATCCTAATATTGTTTATTTCGTTCGTCGCAATATCAAACTTCGTGATGGACATACTGCTGATGTCCAGGCAACTTATCGAGATAATGGAGATGCCGTTTATGTTGCATCTAACAGTATCCCACACTGGGATATGGCTGCTTCCAAGCGGGTACGAGAGGTGTTCCCCTATCTGCAAACTCCAGGCACGACCATCAATCTGAATGATCACCATTTTGCAGATGGTGACATTGTTACCTATAAAGCATCAAATGGAGTTGCTTTAGATAACCTGATTGAGGGAGATTCTTACTATGTCAAACGTCTAAATGGTAACCAATTCTCATTATCACTCACTTTAGAGAATGTTCGCAACGGCATCTATGTTGTAGGTATCACCACTGACGACTCCAATAGGCAGACTGAGCAGCACTTTACGCCCACTCAGTTCTATGGAATTGATAATGACTCCCAAAAACTTCTTCGCAAATTCCCGGTTCCTGAATTTGGTGATGGAGAAAAAGATGCAACCAAAGCAGGTGGCATCGGTTTGTTTGCGAATGGCGTAGAAATTCACTCGTACAAATCTACTGAAAAAGTATTTTATGGTGCAGTCAGGAGCGTAGATGTTCTAAATTCAGGTGATGATTATGATATTGCTAATCCTCCCCGCCTGTCCCTTACACAACCCAATCATACTGGATTAGGTGCATCTTGTGTAGCACTGGTTCAAGGCACCTTAGAGGACATCCTAGTGGATACTGAGGGTGTGGATTATCAAGAGACACCTCTCGTTAGCATCAAAGGTGGTAACCACAAGGGTTCTTGTGTTATTAGACCTCAAACAAAGATCGTTCCTCAAGTAGTAACATTCGATGCCACCTCTGCAGGAGGAGTTGTCAATACAGAGCAAGATCGTTTCTCATTCCCTAACCCCCATGGACTGAAGCATGGTGAGGCAGTAATTTACAGTAGTTTTGGTACTACTGAGGTTGGTATTGGAACTACGCCAGGCAACCTGATTGATGGTAACCCTTACTATGTGGTGGTCAAGGATGAGTTCGAGATCATGCTGTCAGAGTCACCTGAGAAGGCACTGGCAGGGATTGGTACTATTCCTCTAGATTCAAATGGTGCCGGAACCCATCAATTCTCAACTATAAAAAGAAGAAACAAATTAGACAAAATTTATATTGAAGAACCTGGTGTCTTCTACAATAGAAAACTGCAGTTCTCATCTGGTACTGTTGGTATCAACACGTTTATTGATGCTTTCTTCTATCCAGATCATGGATTTGTAGACAATGATGAGATCCGATATGCTTCTCCAGATGGTGGTGATATTGGTGGTCTGACTGAAGGCACGGATTACTTCTGTCAGAGACTTGATAAAGATAGATTCCGCTTGTCAACGGTGGATACTGGTGAGTCATACGTCTCACTCATCAATGATGGTAGTGGAGATCATATCTTAGGCGACCCCCCAATCTTCATCAACATTGTTGGACGCCAGGGCATTACTACAGCAAATGCCACTGCCACTCCTATTTTGAGGGGTAAGATTACTAGCGTTCAGGTGACTGAAGCAGGAACTAAATTTGGTTCTACTGTTATCAACGATAACTTCCGTCCAGATGTCACTGTAATTGAGGGTAAGAACTCATACCTTCAACCGTTTATTGTAAATGGTAGAGTCGAATCTATCATTGTCAAAGCGGGTGGACAAGATTACTTCAATTTACCTGATATTGAAATCAGTGGTGATGGAATTGGTGCCAAAGCAAAGGCAGTCATTGAAAATGGCGAAATCAAAGATATCATCATGATTTACAAGGGTGTAAATTACACCCAAGGACAGACCACTGCAAAAGCAAGAACTCCTGGTTCAGGGTGCATTCTTTCGGCAAACTTGAAAGAATGGAATGTCAATGCTGTTGATCGTTATGCAAAACTGGGTCAGGTTGGTCTTGATGATGGATATTACACCAATCCACGTGAGGCAGGATATGGTCTCCCTTACGTAAACTATTACCCTTCCCGTAAACTTCGGGACTATCTCGGAGATGAGGGTCAGACCCACTCTCCTATTTTGGGATATGCTTATGACGGCAACCCCATCTATGGACCATATGCTTTTGAGGGAACCAATGGTGGTGCTCTGAAGTACATGGAATCTAGTTACATCAAAGTAACTGGACAACGTTTTGATGGTCCTCCCATACTCAACTTCCCTGCTGGGTTCTTTGTAGAGGACTACAAGTATGTGCCTGGTTATGGAGACCTAGATGAGCACAATGGTCGTTTTGCCGTTACTCCGGAGTATCCGAATGGCGTCTACGCTTATTACACAACAGTATCTCCTAATCTGGTTGCAAACCCTGGAGATCCTTTCAACCAGAGTAGAACTCCCATCTTCCCCTATGTTGTGGGAGAAACATATCGTTCCAAATTAGAATCTAAAAACTTTGAGTTTGATTTCGACCAACGTCAGGATCCCACTCAATATGGTCTGGTCAAGAATACTAGAGGATATAACATTGATGAGTATGAGTTCATCTCAAACTCTAATAAAGGAACTCTAATCCAATCACAAATTTATTCAACAGAAGAAGGTCCCGTTGAAAGGATCAAGATCGTTGATGGTGGTGAAGAGTATAACGTTGATGATAACTTAGTATTTGATAATAATGGCACTCAAGGATTTGGTGCTATTGGTAGAGTTGCGAAAATTGTTGGACCCGTTGCTACTGATATTGAGTCTACCCTATTAGAACTTGATGATATTGAATTCCTTTTCAAAGAAGGAGTAGTAACTGGTATCAGCACAGTACCTCACGGATTGAATAACAACTCATTCGTGAAAGTTAGTGATGTTAGTTCACAGCGACACATTCAATTGCAAGGTATCCACCAAATTAGGGTACCTCAGGTAACATCAGGTATTGTAACGGCACTACAAACGATCAACGCCAATTCTGGTTTTACTACCAGTGTTCGTCTTGCTGATAATGTCAACGTATTCAATGTCAATGATATTGTCCAGGTAGATGACGAGCAAATGAAAGTGTTTGGGGTTGATGAACTCCAGAACCAACTTGATTTGATTCGTGAGTTCAATGGTACTGTTGCAGCAGCACATACATTTGGGGTTGCTATCAAACAACTTCCCACCAGGTTCGAGTTCGATCTTGAATATATTCCTGCTACACCAGAGAACTACACAGTCTACTTTGACGCTGGCAATGTAGTTGGTCTTGGTCTCTCCTATGGTGCAGTAAACAATCACACCATTGATACTGTTGACTTCGGACAGCAGACTATTCCTACACGGTCAATCTTTGTCCCAAGGCATGAGTTTGAGACTGGTGATAAGATCACATACAAGTCTGAAAATGGCACGCGACTGAACTATCAACCCACCACAGGTGCTGGTGGAACAGATAGTGGTTGGACTTCACCTGTACCTGAAACTGATCTGTATGTTCAGGTGCTGAGTCAGAACACCATCGGTATTGTTACAACTTACAGCGGTATCAGTTCTGCTGAAGCAAGAATCATGTATTACCCAGATCAAACTGGTATTGGTAATACACACCTGTTCTTGACTGACAGAGATGCTGTAACTGGTAAGGTTAGTACCACTAATGTTTTGGTCACAACCAGAGATGATCATACTCTGCGACCTCTTGATAATATTGATATGACTGTGGTTTCAGCGGCAACGTCGTCTGTTTCCCTAGTCTATGATCCCGGCAGTCGCTTTGTAAGTATCGGCAATTCTGCTAATCCCCGAATTGATGTCACTCGTGGCGACACGCTTGAGTTTGATGTCTCCGATGCGAGCATGGTGGACACCAAAATTCAGTTCTTCTTAGACCCAGAATTCCGTAAGGAATTTGTTGGTTCGGGTACTACTGATCCTCAGGTAACTTACAGCGGTGTTGCTGGAAATGCTAACGCAACAGCAACTGTTGCAATGGATACAGATGCACCAGAGATTCTGTATTATCGAGTCAATTCTCTCAGCAGTGTAAAAACTATTGATGAGAATATTGACATTGATGACTATAACAAGATTGTCGTCAACAACAGTGTCTACAGTGCTGCTGGTACAATCAGCACGGTTGCTAGTAATCAATTCACGTTCAATGTCTTCAAACAACCTGAGCGTGTGGGTTACACCACAGTAACGGCAAATATTGCATACCTGACTGACTCTAAGACTGATGCTGGTCCTGTGGCAGTTGTTGATCTTCTGTCTGGAGGAATTGGATACCGCGATGTTCCTAAGGTGAGTGTTGCCTCAACTAGTGGCACTTCTGCTCTCCTGCGTCCAACTGGTTCTAAGATCGGTAAGATTAGTGAGGTTCGGATTTCTGGGTATGGATTTGATTATCCATCTGACAAGACTCTGCGTCCTGAGGCAGCAATTCCCCAGATCATTTACCTCAAAGACAACTTCTCTATCGACCGTGTTGGAATCACATCTGCTGGTAGGAAGTATCTGACCCCACCCGACCTGGTTGTTTACAACTCTAAGAGTGATCAAATCAGTGATATTACTAAGTTCCGGGTATCCTTGCAGGGTTCTGGTGTCAGTGAAGTGAATATTATTAGCGGTGGTAATAACCTCCGTAGTGGTGATAACAAACTCATTGCTATCAATAACACCAATGGAGTTGGTATTGTTAGTGCATCCTATGCATTCCCCAATGTAACCCTGACACTCAAGACACCTACAACTGGTTTCACAAATGCTGTTCCACTTCCATTCGCTGTTGGGGATAAGGTTTTTGTGGAGAATGTGGGCGTAACCACCGGTAATGGTTATAACTCTGCTGACTTCGCTTACAAAACTTTCACTCTTACTGCAGTCAACGCAAACCTGAATGTATTCAACGGTGCAACCATCACCTACGAAACGGAACAAAATCCAGGTTCATATGATGGTAGTCAACTCGGATCTGTATCTAACATTGTTGACATTGCTAAATTTGAGATTGACTTGGTAGAAAGCACGTTTGATAGTGGTGAAACTGTCTACAACCAGAATGGAGATACCTGTAAGGTAGTCTTTGGTGAGGGCAAACGATCCAATGTCATTAGAGTGGATAATGTTGATGGATTCTCTGTTGGTGACAAGGTGGTTGCAGAACTCTCCAACTCTGGCGGCACCATTGAACAGATTGACACTCCCAAGGCACATTTTGAAACTGGTGTCGTCTACAATGGACGTTTTGGTTGGCAAGATGATGTTGGTAAACTGTCTGACATCTCTCAACGTATCCAGGACAGTGATTACTATCAACAGTTCTCTTATTCACTGAAGTCTAAGATTGGCATCTCCTCTTGGAGTGAACCAGTTGATTCTTTGGCACACATTGCCGGATTCAAAAAGCATTCAGACATGCTGATCAATTCTGCTACTGTCGGAATTGGCACAACATCATTGATTGGTATTGCCGGAGACGGTGGTGCTGCACAAGCGGTTGTTCTGATTGACAGTGGTGATAAGTTGAGTTGCTTCAAGACATTTGACACTGGATTTGAGGTCCCTGATGCAACAAACACCATCAGTGACAAGATTGTCTTTACAGGCACTAGATTTGGTGCCACTCTGATTTGTAAGGGTAACCGTGTATTGGAGATTGATGACATCAGTCCTCAGTTCTTCAATGATCCTGACATTCTCAAGTCAGTCAATATTGATAAGTTCCCCAAGAGTGGTGCTGATGCTCCCTCTGGCGTCAAGTATCACGCTCAAGTGGTTCTGGACGAATCATTGGGTCAAACATTCAACACCACACAGTATGCCGAATTTGCTGTATTCAGTGATGGCACTGACTGCTATATCAACCAGTATTCTGACTTGGCAGACTCCTTCGATTTGGGCGAGTTCTTTGCCGTAATCGATACCGATGATGTGTTGGTTCAGTTCCAACCCTTCAACAATACATTCACGTATGACATTACCTTCTATAAGGAAGAATTGCCTCGTGATGTAGCAGTCGGCATTGCTAGCACTGCATTCAGTCATGTTGAGAAGCAAGGTATTAGTTCTTCGTTTGCTTCTTCTGGATCTCCAGTCACAGAAACCATGATTGACATTGATGGAACTAAATTCCGTTCTGGTTCAATCATCGTCGCTCATGAGACTGCAACTGAGGTTGAAGTGGAAGAGTACAACTTCCTGATGGATGGTACTGGTGATGTTATCTACAGTGACTACGGTAACTTGGATAGCGGCACTACGTTAGGTGACTTTGATATGTCTCAATCAAGTGATGTGTTGAGTCTTACCTACACCCCTGCTGCCAATCAGGCAGTTGATGTTCACTTGCTGAACACGTTGGTGGGTGTTGCTCAAACAGCACAATCTAATGTTTCTGGTATTACAACCATGTTCGTTGGAGACTCACAACTCAATGGTGCATACGTTGCAATCTCTGCTGAAGCATCGCCTTCACTGACTCCGATATCAACCAAGAGCACGACTATCTTCACATCATGCAAGTATTTTGTAGAAATACATAATACTACAGACGATGAATACTCTGTGTTTACTGTCGCTGCTAATTCCACTAACGGCAACGTAAACTATAACACATACAATAACCTATCTAACGCTGCTCAACCACGTCGGGATATTCGCGAAGTGGAGGTTGATCTGGATGGTTCAGATATGAGATTGATGTTTATGCCTTTGGCGAATAAGGCGTATATTTGCCGGACATATGAGATACGACTTGATCGTCCTGATAGTATCGCAACAGACACCACAATAACTATTCCATAATGTCGTTCAATCTGGGTTCTGTCAATAAGAAATTCAATTCCGAAACGGAGAGTTTCAGACGGACATTCAAACTAAATCATAAATTCGACCCGATTTTTCGGAAAGAATTTGATGGGAGCAGCACGGGTGCGGTGATTTCTGGTAGCGATAGTATCGTTATCAACAATCACTTCTTTGTGACTGGTGAGGAGTTGAATTATACTTGTGCGACTGGTAATTCCCCTATCGGTATTCAACATGGTGTGAATGGTGTGGGTGCTGCAACCACCATGCCATCTGAGGTGTTTGCCATCAAAGTCAATGAGAACACATTCAAATTAGCAGCAACAAAAGCACTTGCATTGACATCGGATGCCATCGGTATTACCACTGTAGGTATTGGCACCACTCATTTTTTCCAAGCGAAGAAGCAAAATACAAAATGTATCATTGCCGTAGATGATATTATTCAATCACCGCTGTACAAGAAGCATGGTGTGACAACCACCTTGTCGGCATTGAATAATAAAGATGTCACCCTTGCTGATGGATCTCTTTTTGAAAGATTTGATCTAATTCAAATTGACGATGAGATCATGCGAATTAGACTAACAAATATTGGTGGTGACCCAGATAAATTTACAGTGGATCGTGCCTGGATGGGCACTAAGCAAGATAACCACGCAGTTGGTGCCACTGTCCAGTTCATGTTGGGCGACTATAATATCATTGATAATGAGATTACGTTCGTTGATGTTCCGTTTGGTGGTACACGTCGGACAGTTGGTATTACGTCAGAAGACATCAATCTAACTGGTAATTACTTTACTAAGTTGACGGATGATCTAGATACCGGGACAAAAGTAAAACTTAGAAGTGGTAATGCTCCTGCACCTTTAGAAGCAAATAGAGATTACTTTATTATCAAAAATACAGCAAACAATTTCTCGTTTGCTAACAGCAAAGATGATGCTCTAACTGGTGTCAAACTAACATTGACCACTGTTGGTATTGGCACTCACAATCTTGTCAATGCTGACACCCTAGTTGGTAGTACCTTCCAAGGTCGTGCTTTCCAGCGTAGTAATTATGATGGCAATATGGTCTTTGATGACATCTCCGATTCCTTCACAGGTATTGGTAAAACCTTTACATTGAAAGAAGATAATACTGATATCATTGGTGTTACAACAGACTTTGGTGCAATTCTAATCAACAACATTTTCCAAAAACCTGACGTTGATTATGAGTTTATCAGTTCACCCACTCCAGGCATCACTTCAGTCTTCTTCAAAGGAAATGACGAACCTGGTTTTATTGCCAATACTAACCCCAATGATGTAAATGCTAACCGCCTTCCTCGTAGAGGTATTATCGTTTCATTTGGAAATACACAAGGTATTGGTTTTCAACCAGGTGCTTATGATGACATCGCATTAGTCAGTGCCAATACAGGAATTGGTGCGAGTGTTATTGTAAACGTAGGTACTGGAAGAAGTCTCGGTCAAATTGACATTGTAAATCCTGGGTACGGATACACTGTTGGTGAAGAACTTACAGTCGTCGGTATTCCCACTATCTCTGATTACGGAGTAGATTTTACACCTCCTACAGTCACGGTGTTAGATACTCACGATGATGAATTTGCTGGATGGGTGTTTGGTAAACTGCAAATCCTAGATGATTTCTCAGACCAGTTTGATGGACGCCGTAGCGTATTCCAGATTACTAAGGACAATGTTCCCCTGAGTATTGAAAAACTTGATGGTAGTAACATTGAACTAGAAGATGTTTTATTGATCTTTATCAATGATGTCTTACAAAAACCTGGTAAGGCATATGTGTTTGATGGTGGTACCCGTATTAGATTTACAGAACCTCCACGAGCAGGATCTAGTCTACAGTTCCTATTCTATAGGGGCACTGATTCTGATATCACTTCTGCTGAGGACACTCCTGATGTCAAGGAAGGAGATGATGTTCGTCTTGGCAAGCAGGACTTCAGAGTTATGCGTGGAGTTTTGAGTAGAGATACTATTCAGACCACAAATTATAAGGGTCCTTTCATTACAGATGCATCTATCCCAACTAGGGTTATTGATATCTGTAAGCAAACTGAAGATAAATTTGTTGAGGGCGTAAAAGTTCCTAAGTCACGTCCTTTCCTTGGTGCAAGGATTTACCCTGCTGCACGTTTGATTAGAGACGTTGCAATCCTCGACACAGAGGTTTATGTAGACAGTGGTGCCTTGATCTTTAGTAAGACTGAGGGCGATAGTTTCAATCTTCAGGAAGATTGGCCTATGCGTATTGTTGACAATGAGGTGAGTTCGGTTGGATACGGCACTACAGGGTTCCGTGTCGTCGAAACAAACCACGACGTTGCAAATATTGTAGGTGATAGTGGATATCTTTGTGGCGTAGGTTCAACTGCCCAAGGATTACAGTTCCACTTCCATATTGCGCTGAATGACCCTCAACGCCAAAACCAATATGGTTCTATAACTAAGACCGGTATTGGCACGGGAGATTATTTCATTCTTTCCCGCACTAACCTAGGAACTGGGTGCACTGCGCTTTCTCAAGATAGAACAACAACTGTGGGTATTGCCACAACCTGTCTTGATGGTATATACGAGTGCTCTCATATTGAAGACCTTGGTAGTAGTGTTGTCAAGGTTCACGTAAACATAGAATCCGGTCATGGACTGGTGTTTACTGGTCTACATAGCGAGGTTGGCACTCATTATGGGGAGTTTAGTTGGGCAAAAATTACTGCCAATTCCAACATAGGCACGACCTTTACGGTAAACAAAACCGGGTTGATTGGTATATCTACCGCGCCAACTGTCACCCGAGAACAGAAACTCCTCGTGGATTATCCATAAATAATGTGAATCGAGAAGTCATTTAGCATAATGCCCGCCATCATTACTGATCAAATTAGAGTATTGAATGCTTCTAACTTTGTCAGTGGCATCTCTACCACGGACAATAGTTATTATGTGTTCATGGGCTTGCCTAATGCTACTGATGTCGCTGCCGACTGGAACACTGATACTCCATCACCAATCGATAACTTCGACCAGCATGATGATATCTACGACACGTTGATCTCTGCTAAAAAGATCAATAGTAGTGATGTGTTGCGAGTTGTTCGCAAAATCTCATGGACTAGTGGTACTACCTATGAGATGTATAGACATGACTATAGCATTGATAGGTTGACGCCCAACACCAGTTCAACTGGTTTGTATAAGGCAAATTATTATGTGATGAACTCTGACTACAGAGTTTATGAGTGTCTGTATAACGGAGCAGACCCTGCCAATGGTGGCAAAGGCGTGATTTCTTTGCAAGAACCTGTTCACACAGATCTGCAACCACGTCTTGAAAGTGATGGGTATATTTGGAAGTATCTTTATACTATCAAACCAAGCAACATTGTAAAGTTTGATAGTGCTGAGTTCATTCCCCTTCCTTCTGACTGGGCGATTAGCACTGATACTGCTGACGTGCGAAATACTGCCGTCGATGGTCGTATTGAAGTGGTTGTGATTGAAGATGTGGTCAACGCATCATATCAATTCACTGGAACTAAAAATAACGTCCCCATCAAGGGTGATGGTTCAGGTGGATTTGCGTCAGTCACCTTTGTCAATGGAAAACCGACTGCGGTTCAAGTGACCAATGGTGGTACTGGTTACACCTTTGGTACTTTAGATCTTGACTCTGTTGTCACTGGTTCCGGTGCATCTTTTACCGTCATCATTCCCCCTCCAGGTGGACATGGTGCTGACATTTATCGCGAACTTGGTTCAAACAAAGTTCTCATTTACTCTAGATTTGAGAACAGTGATGTAACGAATCCTGATTTCCCCGTAGGAAACCAGTTCGCTCGTATCGGTATTATCAAGAACCCCGAAATGCAAGGGAGTTCTAATCTGTTGTCTGACCCCACCGTGTCAGGGATGTTCGGCGTGCGACTGGCAGGTGCCGCATCAACCACGATGGTCGTTCAGAACGATGGTATTGTAAAACAAACTGTAGGTGTAGGTTCGACTGCTATTGGTAAGATTATTTCTTACGACAATACGACTCGGGTCCTGAATTATTGGCAAGATCGCTCTCTGGCAGATGGATCTACCACATCCCTTCACCAATTCACTCTAAATAGATTTACGAAAACCCCTGGTTCAGGTGGTTCTTTGAACGTTGTTGTGAAGACAACCGGCGGCGAAGAAACCCTAACCGTTGACACTGCTTTTACTGGAGTCTCTACGACTATCAATAATCGCACTTATTATTTGGGTCAAACATACAATTCTGGTATTGCCTCCCCAGAGATCAAGAAGTATTCCGGCGACATTATCTACGTAGATAACCGTCCTGAAGTAACTAGAGCATCTAACCAGCGAGAGGATATCAAGATCATCTTAGAATTCTGATACGATGCCACAGAACACCAACCTAAACGTTTCTCCCTACTTTGACGACTTTGATTCTGAAAAGAATTATACTAAGATTCTTTTCAAACCAGGGTCACCGGTACAGGCAAGAGAACTGACCACGCTTCAGTCTGTCCTTCAGGGGCAGATTGAAAAGTTTGGCAAGCATATATTCAAAGAGGGATCTGTAGTTATCCCTGGAAAATATAACTACGACCCAGACTATACGTATGTCAAAATCGAATCTACCTTCTTTGGTGTTCCGGTAGAGTCGTATTATGACAAGCTGATTGGTCTCCGTATCCAAGGCAAGCAGTCTGGTGTGACTGCAAAGGTTGTAAACCTGTTGTCTTCAACTGAGTCGCTGACTGGAAATACCACCCTTTATATCAAGTATGAGGGCAGTTCTTCTGACCTCTCAGGTGATACATTCCTCGACGGTGAAAATCTGATTACCCTCAGTGATTTCACTTACGGAACCACCACTATTACGGCAGACTCTGATTTCGCTAGTGCTATTGCTGCCTCTGCTACTGGTACTGGTTGCTCCTTCAAACTGATCCGGGGTATCTTCTTTGCACGTGGTGCATTTATTGAAGTTCCCACTGATACTCTGATTCTTGATCAGTATACTAACAGACCTTCTTATCGAGTTGGTTTCCAAGTCACAGAAAAGATTGTTACTGCTGTTGATGACAGCACACTGTTTGATAATGCTGCTGGATTCTCTAACTTCACTGCTCCTGGTGCAGACCGACTGAAGATTAGTCTGTCTCTGACCAAGAAAGGTCTGACAGACTTCAATGATGAGAGTTTCATTGAACTGTATCGTACTGACGAAGGTAAGGTCAAGCAACTAGTTGACCGCACTGTCTATAACGAGATTGCTAAAGAATTTGCTCGTCGCACTTTCGATGAGAGTGGTGACTACTATGTCCGTAAGTTCCCCATCGAAGCAAAGGAGTGTCTGAACGACAGGTATAGTGTCTTTGGTCAGTTCCTGCCTAGTCGTTTGACTGAAGATGGTAATGTACCATCTAAGGACTTGATGTGTATTGGTGTGGGTCCTGGTAAGGCATACGTCAAAGGTTTTGAGAGTTACCTGCAAGGTTATCGTAACCTGGATGTCACAAAACCACGTACCACCAAACTAATCAAAGATCGTGGTATCCCGTTCGTTGCGGGTAACCGCATGCGAGTCAACAACGTCTATGGCGGTGCTCAGATCAAACTGAATGCAGATACTGCTGACTTCGTTGATCTCCGCAGTAAGCGTCTGTTATCTAACCGCACCAGTTTGCCTGGTGATAGTATTGGACGTGCACGTGTATATGACTTCAAACTACAGAATGCTGCATACGCTGATGTGACGAGTGTGTTTGAGTTGATGTTGTTTGACATCCAACTTGACACTGTTCTTACACTGAACCAAGCACTTACCCTTGCGTCACCTGCTCGTATTGAGGGTGCTAGTTCTGGAGCTAAGGGTATGCTCCGAACTGACATGTCAAACACCACTAGTATGGTGTTGACTGATGTTGCTGGCACATTCTTAGAGGATGAGCAAATCCTCATCAATGGCGAACGTCAAGGTCGTGTCATCTCTTCTGTTAGAGACTATGACATGCAAGACGTGAAGTCTGTGCGTTCAACTGGTGGTTCTCGTACGTTTGCTGCTGACGTTGTTTTAGAAGAGAAGACTGCTTACACCAACACGTTCCAGTTGGCAGCGAACGGTAATCTGACTGCTTCTCTGACTAGTTGGGCTAAACTTCTGCGTGTTGGAGACATCGTATCCTACACTGATGTTTCCCAAACTGATCCTGTTTACCTGGAAGTCAGTGCTATTGCTGGAACTAATCAGAGTGCAACCCTGATTGACAGTTCTGACGGTGCTGTCGCTGGTGTTGCACACAATGCTATTCATAGCAGTGGCAACGTCACTATCACTGACCTGAAGATCATTGCAGGTAGGATCAAGAACTCCGACGAAGGATTCCTGTATGCCGATATGCCTCACAGGTATATCGAAAGCGTTGATCTGACTGATTCTATTCTCTATATTCGTAAAGAATATACTGGTCAGACAACTAGTGGTGATGGTCAGTTGACCTTGCCATCCCTGGTGGGCACTGACTTTATCTATTCAGGATTTGATGAAGAGCGATATTCAGTTGTCTATACAGATGGAAGTATTGAACCACTGACATCAGATCAAGTTGTCCTCACTGGTGGTTCTAAGTCTGGAACCATTTCTGGACTGACTGCTTCTCAAAGTGCCAATGTGGTTGTTCAAACCACTCAGCAAAAAGCAAACGTCACCTCCAAGGTCAAGTCACTGGTCAAGCAGGCAACCCTTGTCGTTAGTGGATCTTCAAACATCAACTCTGGTATTTCTACTGGAATTAGTGATGGTCTGTCGCCAAGCAACATCTATGGTAAGCGTGTACAAGATGCAGAGGTATCTCTAGACGTTCCTGATGTGGTTACTGTCCACGCTGTGTTTGAGTCTTCAGGGACTGCTGGACCCACCATCCCGAACCTTCAAATGTCTTCCTTCACTGGAAGTTCAGGCGACAACAGTGATCTAATCGTTGGTGAGATCGGTGTTGGTAAGAGTTCTGGTGCTGCTGCAATGATCCTTGCCCGTGATGGTGGCGATAAGATCGAAATTTGTTCTAAGAATTCTAATAACTTTATTCCTACTGAAGAGATTGAGTTCTCTCAGAGTGGCGTTCGAGCAAATATTTCTAGCGTAAATCCTGGTGATCCCAACATCCGGGCTAACTTTGTGCTGGACAATGGTCAACGTGAAGAGTTTTATGACTTTGCACGTCTTGTACGTAAACCCAACTCCAATGCACCTCAGGGGCAGTTGAAAGTTTACTTTGACCATTACACCATCAACTCTGAGGACGGTGGTGATATCCTTACAGCATCTAGTTATGAACGACCAGAATACGACCGAGTGCCTGCATTTGGAAATGTCCGTAACACTGATATTATTGATCTGCGCCCTCGCGTAGCACCCTTTAGTGGTAGCACAAGATCACCCTTTGAGTTTGAGTCACGGAACTTTGCCTCTGGTGGACAGTCTGTACCTAACGTTTTAGTCTCAGATGAGACTATTCAATTTGATTATAGGCACTATCTTGCTCGTAAAGATCGCCTGTATATCAATCAGAACAATACCTTTACCATTGTAGAAGGAACACCTGCTGAGCGTCCGGTGTTGCCTGACCCCATGACCGACTCCTTTGAGTTGGCACAAATTGATTACAAACCATATGTCTATGACGCACGTTACGATACGAAGATAACTTTCAAGGCAAATCGTCGATATACCATGAAGGATATCGGCAAACTTGAGAACCGTATTGAGGATTTGGAAGAAATTACTTCCTTGTCCTTGCTTGAGGCAAAGACTGACAGTCTGACAATCAAGGATCCTGACACTGGACTTGATCGTTTCAAGAATGGTTTTGTTGTTGATCCATTCCGCAACTTTGATGTAGCAGACAAGACTCAAACTGAGATCAAGTATGAACTTGATAACGGCACCCTTATTGCTAAGCAGCATAGGGATAGTGTTGATCTGTTGCTCGGTTCTAACACCGTTGTTGGACTGAATGGTGCACCTGATCCTACTGTCGATCCTCGCTATACAAATGATCTAGGTTCTCCCAATATCGTCAAGACTGGTGACGTTGTTACCTTGGCGTATGAGGAAATTATTGATCGTAGTCAGAACTTTGCTACACGTCTTGAGAGTGTGAACCCCTACATGTACCGCGATTGGGGCGGTATGATGCAACTCACTCCTGACTCTGACGTATTCATTGACCGCAATCAGGTCACGATTACTGAGGGTGAAGGTTTTGCTAATGACTTCTTTGCACAAACTGAACCACAACCATTCATGCGAGAGCAGAATGTTCAGTTTGACTGCACTGTGCTGAAACCCAATACACAGCACTTTGCATATTGGAATGGAACTGATATGACGGATGATAACGCATATACTGTTCCTAAACTGATTGAGGTTACCCCAACTCAAGGTTCTTTCCAAATTGGTGAGGCAGTTCGTGGTTACATGTTCAGCACTCAAGCGAATGGTCAAGGATTTGATCTCCGCTTCCGTCTGGCAGCTCCTAACCACAAGGATGGTCCTTTCAATGCTCCGACCATCGTATATAACCAGAACCCATATAGCAATACTGTGGGTCTTTCTTCTGCTTACTCAGAGACCACTAGCGTCCTCAACGTTGACACTCAGTCACTGAATCAGAAGTCTGATGCTAACTTCTTCGGCACTGTGACTGAAGGTATGGTGTTGGTGGGTGAGTCTAGTGGTGCACAGGCAACTGTTTCTGACATTCGCTTGATCACAGACGAGACTGGATGTGTTCAGGGTTGCTACTACATCCCACCAAACATGTTCCGGGATGGAGATCATACAGCAGCGATGCACCAGGTTCGTCCTGAGACTCTGATTCCTGGTAAGAATGTTAGTACGGCAAGTGCTGAATTCTTCACCGAAGGTTTTGAGATTACTGAAACTACGGTTATCAGAACAGAACCAGCATTGCCTGAGCCTGTTGTCAATGTGATTACTAACATCACAAACAACACGACAAACAATATCACTAACGTTACTAACAATAACATTACTAATGTTAGGAACGTTACTAACGTAACCAACGTTCAGGAGAACAACAACGACGACCCCCTGGCACAGTCGTTTGTAATTACAGAAGATCCTGGCATCTTCATGACGGGTGTAGACATGTTCTTCCAGAGCAGGTCTGAGACTATCCCAGTCAAGATTCGTATTGTGCCACTGGAGAATGGTTATCCTTCAGTGAAGGTGATGAAGCACAGTGAGGTAGAACTGGATCCAGAACAGGTCAACATCTCAGATGATGGTTCTGTTCCTACTAGGTTCACTTTCCCTGCTCCTGTGTATCTGCCTGCAGGTGACTATGCTTTCTACCTGGGTTCTGCCTCTGGTGACTATGACGCCTGGATCTCTCAGGTGGGTGAAGCAGATATCAACACCCTGTTTGGTAACCAGTTCCAACGTGTTGTGGTGACTAAGCAGCCTGCTCAAGGTTCCTTGTTCAAAGCACAGAGCAACAACACCTGGACTGCTTCTCAGTTGGAAGACTTGAAGTATGTTTCCTATAAGGCAAGGTTTACTGCCGATGAAGGAAGCATCCGTCTTTATAACCCACAACTGAACCTGTTTGGTGCACGAAATAAACTGCCCAACAACCCCATTGAGGTTTTCTCTAAGCGAGTGTTTGTTGGATTCTCTTCTGGCATGGAAGGCAACCCCCACATTGTAGAGGGAACTATCATGTCTCAGGCAAACAATACCACTGCACGTGGTGTGGTTGCTGAGAAACTAGCACACCTTGGACAAGCAGCAAATACCCTCAGTATCACCAATTCTGGTTCTGGTTATGAAGATGGAACTTATGATCCTGTTACTCTTCTCACTGTAACTGGTCGTGGTATTGATGCTGTTGGCATCGTCACTGTCTCCAGTGGTGCTATTACCCAAGTAACCGTCAAAGGTTTTGAGACTGGTGAAGGTTATAAAGTTGGTGATACCTTGACTGCCAACCTTGGCACTAAGGGTCTGGGTAGCAACCTTCTTATGACTGTTGGTGTTACCACCGCTGTAAGTGGTCTGGTTCTTACTAATGTAAGCGGCAGCGAATTCGACACATCTAACAACATTTCTTATATCCCCACTGCTGGTGCTGGTGTTGGTATTGCCTCTGCTCAGGCGGACATCATTCCCAATGTTGTCACAATCAACACTGATGAGTATGATGGTCGCCACTTCAAGGTCAACCACCCCAACCATGGTAATCACTCAGAGACATCATATGTGACCCTTCAGGGCATTGCTGCTGACTCTGTTCCTACCCGGTTGACTGTTGGATATGCCGCTAGCGTAAGTTCCGTTGTGAGCGTTGCTAGTAGCGCAGGGTTCAACATGTTTGAAGGTGAGCAAGTTTCACCCAGCAACCTTGGATATGCACTGATTGGCGACGAGATCATCAGTTACACCTCTGTTGGTACTAACCAACTTACAGGAACAATCGTTCGTAATATCGACGATTCAATCGCAATGTCTCATGAGATTGACACCCCTGTTCAGAAGTATGAACTGTCTGGCGTCTCACTTCGCAAGATCAATAAGTTGCATTCATTCGGTGACGTTACCAACGCCATTGAAAACAAAATTGGTCTTGACCATTACTACCTGAAGCACGGTGGTTCTAACTACTTTGCTAAGGATAAGGTTGGTGGCGGTGAGCGTGGACGTGCATCTGCGAACATCTCCTTCGATACTGTGAACCCCAACATCGCTCACAGTGCTCCTACAGGCACTCAGGTCACCGGTAAGGTCCGCACTACTTCCGGTACCAGTGTTGATGGTAATGAAGCATCCTTCTTGGATCAAGGATTTGAAGACATCTCTCTGCTTGGTAAGACTGAATTCAAGTCTGCTCGTATCATTGCTTCTCGGGACAATGAGCAGCAGAAGAATACCATCCTGACTATGCCTGGTGCAAAGTCATTCACCTTCGAGGCAACTCTCAAAACTGAAAACGAGAACGTGTCTCCTGTGGTTGATGTATTCAAGTCTTCCATCCTGACTGAATCCAATCGTATCAACAACCCGGTTTCCAACTACAAGACTGACCGTCGTGCAAATGGAACCGAGGATCCACACAACATGGTCTATCAGACCAAAGAGGTTCAACTTGAGAACCCCTCCACCTCATTGAAAGTTCTATTCGCTACCAACCGTCCTGCTGCCACTGACATTAGAGTCCTGTATCGCCTCAAGCGAGAAGATGCTGCTGACTTTGATAAGGTGTTTGAACTGATGCCTGGTTTCAGCAACCTTGACTCTGACGGCGACGTGTTGAATCCCAAAAATAACGATGGAAAACCCGACAAAAAGACTTCCCCAAGTCTTGAAGGGCAGTTCAATGAATACGAATTTACTGCTAACAACGTTCCTGCCTTTACGGCATTCCAAGTGAAACTTGTATTCAATAGCAGCAATTCGGCAGAGGCACCTAAACTGCTCGACTTCCGTACAATTGCAGTCGCATAATGAGAAACAAAGGAGATCGAAAGATCGCTAAGAAAATCTTGAAGATCGCTAAAAAGCATCCCGAGATGTATACCCCAGCAGAACTTTCCTATGCTAGATTGATCAAACGTATCAATAAAAAGAGGCCGTTAGAAGAATGAGTTGGGGATTTTTATGGGAGGTTCTTTATGAACAACAAAAGAATGAAAGTGAAGGATCATCCCAATCTGGAGAGGGATCCTAATAGCACTGCTATTGTATCCACCGATAAGGATGGATACAAAAAATACATTTCTGAACGTAATCTTCGCATAGCAAAAGATAAGCGTATTGAGGAACTTGAATCTCGTTTACTGAGATTGGAGGCACTGATTGCAGAGTTACCTAGTGATAAATAACTTTGTGAATTGTGTGACAGATGGCGGTTCCTGTAGTAAACATTCAAATTGAACAAGGCACTGAATTTTCAGCGACCTATACAGTTACTGCTGCCACTGGAAGTCCCCTAGATCTTACTAACCATAGCATCTCAGCTAAGGTTGGCAAGTATGAGGGGTCACAGGGTCTTGGTTTTGGAGTTACCTTCGGTTCCACACCAACCGATGGAAAAATTACTATTTCCTTAGACAATGCGACTTCAGGTATTATTACCGCAGGTCGTTATCATTATGACGTTGTAGTTACAAACGATATTACTTCCAAAAAGTCTAAAGTAATCACAGGTCAAGCTCACGTCAACGGGACGATTTCCTAATGGCAAACGAGTATAATGTGTCCTTAGGTAATGATGAGGACTTTTCTGTTTCCCTTTCTTCAGCAGGATTATCTGCTTTAGAATCTGGAAGTTTTACTGTTGCATTACAAGGTTCAGGGACATCAGGAGGAGGAGGTTCTGGAGACGTGGATAAACTAATTCAACTCAATGATGTAAATGTAACGAATTTGAGTTCTGGAACGGATAAGTTCGTTTTAGTATACGATGCTCCCTCCAACTCGTTCAAATTCATAAACCCTGACGAAGTTATTGATAGTGCTATTGGGGACAATCCTGCACCAGAAGGATTGACTTCTACTGCTATTGATTATTTGGATGATGTGCTTGATGATAAGATTGATCTAGATGGTGGTTCTTTTTGAATCTAAATATATCAGATCAAATCTTGAATATATTTCGGAATGCTTCCTTGATTATTCAAATAACGACATAAAGGTAAATGGCTGCACCTGTTTTACAGTTCAAGCGTGGCAATCTCGCCGCATTGCCAGGTCTCCAAGCAGGTGAACCTGGATGGGTCACAGACAGTTATGATCTGTTTGTCGGCATTGACTCCAATACCAGTAACAACAAGGTAGTTGGATCAGCAAGATATTGGACAAGGGAGGGTACCACTAGTGGTTCTGCCGTCCGCATGGTGGAAGGGACCAACAATGGTCAACACTATGTGTCTTTGGGGTCTCCTGCGGCACTCACAAGCAATCAAGAATACATCCTTCCCGCAGCTGCTGTAGCAGGCGGATATATGAAGGTAGATGGATCAGGCAATATGTCCTGGTCTACAGAAGTTGATATTGATACTCCCCTCTCGGTGTTGGACATCGACGGTGGTACTGATATTGGTGCTGACCTTGCTGACGGCGACCTCCTCATCGTGGATGATGGTGGTGGTGGAACGAATCGTAAGACAGCACTGTCTCGCGTCAAGACTTATGTTCTTGGTGGTGGTTCCGGTGCTAGTTTTGCTGCAATCAATGTTTCTGGCATTGGTTCTATTGCATTCGTCAAGAGTAGCACTGGTGATTTCAGTGGTGTTGTTACTGCCTCTTCGTTCGACGGCAGTCTTGCTACTAGCAACCTGACTGGTACTGTTGCTAACAACCAACTCGCCAATAGCACGATTTCTTTCGGTGGCATTGAACTGGCACTGGGTGCCTCTGATGCTACTCCTGCATTCAACCTCCAGGATGCTACTGGTTATCTGACTTCTAACCTGTCGGGCACGATCACCAACGCTCAGTTGGCTGGTTCGATTGCTGACAGCAAACTGAATCAGATCACATCTGCCAATAAGGTTGATGTTTCTGCTATTGATATTGATGGTGCTACCGACATCGGTGCTGACCTGGTTGATGCTGATCTTCTGGTTGTAGATGACGGTGCTGGTGGCACCAACCGCAAGACAGCAATGTCCCGCGTCAAGGATTATGTCCTTGGTGGTGGTGCTGGTGCCAACTTCGTCAACCTGAATGCAACTGGTATTACGACCACCGTCCAGTTACAGTCAGTTGACATCAACGTGTCTGCTGGTGCAACTGTTACTGGTGCTCTTGACGTTGATGGTGGTGCAAACATTGCCTCTGGTCTGACCGTAACTGGCGGTCTGACTGCAAACTCTGCAATCATTTCTGACCTGACGGATAACCGGGTTCTGATTGCTGGTTCTGGTGGTGAAGTCGAAGACAGTGCCAACCTGACCTTTGATGGTTCTGATCTGGGCGTGACAGGTGATGTCACCGCTTCAGGCACTGTCCAAGGTGCTCAAATCACTGCTACCAGTGCTGCAACCCTTGCTTCTGCTGCTGTCCAAGACCTGACTGATGGTCGTGTGGTTCTGGCAGGTTCTGGTGGTGAACTGGGTGATGACTCTGGTCTGACCTACGGTGACAACGATCTCCGTGTTACCGGTGG